ATGACGAGGTTCAGCTTGAATCAGGTACAGCGTGCGGAACCCTGACCACTGCGAACATCACCTCTCTTATTGCCCGGTCAGATGCCGAGATCACCGACATCCTCACACAGAAAGGCATCACGGCGCCAGCCAGTGCCACCCAGCTCAAGACCGCCAGCATCTACTTCACCATCGCCAAGATCAAGCGCCGGCAGGCCCACGAGCTCAGCCGCCCGAACTCTCTTTCAGTGGGCGGTGACATTTCCTTTTCAGTATCCCCCGAAGCGGAGATCCTGGCGCTTGAAGAGAAGGCATTTGCAGCGATTGACCAGTATGTCAGCGCCACCAACGGTAGCGGCATCCGGGTATCCCGCGTGAGAACCGCGAGGTGCCATTAATGGTCATGCCCTCGGTGTTCCTGATTCATTCGGGAACCGTCAACCACAAAGCGCAGAACTTCACGCTGGCATATGACGGCGGCACCGCAGCGTTCACCGCGGGGAAAACCCTTACCGGGGCAACCTCGCACGCTACCGCTGTCATCGTATCAACCGGCACCGTGGCATCGGGAACGCTCACCCTGCACACCGTATCAGGAGTATTCCAGAACGACGAGGCATTGAGCGATAACAACACCGTGCCCGGTGCAGCGGTGTCAGCTGGCACCACAACCGAGGCCCTGGACGCTTACGGGGCGCTGACCTATACGGACGTGAGCACGGCGGTATCCTGCCGGTTCGTCCGTCCGGTGCAGCGGTTCGCGGGCTCGCCTGTTGTTATCCAGACCTCGCCCCGCGTGCTTCTCCCTGCCGGTACTTCGGTATCAGTCAATGATACCCTGACCAGCACGGACACCGGGTTTGCGGAGACGTTCACAGTAAACACCGTTTACCAGGTCTACGAGGCTGCGGTTAAGACAGTATCACACATTACCTGCGACATCGCGGCGGTGGTCTGATTGAGCGAAGATTACGTATCTACTACTACATGCGCCCTTCACCGGGAACTTATCGAAACGAAACTCGTCGCCTGCAATGAAAGGGTAGACGGGATCCTGATAGAGATCCAAGGGGTTCGTGACTTGCAGAAAACTATCCTATATACCCTGATTATCATCGGGTTTGGGGTAGCCTGCACCCTTGCCGGCGTGATTGTTGGCCGGGGTCTTGATTTCGGGTGGCTGATCCCATGAGGTGCACCTGATGGCTGCATTCTCGTTCGATTTCTCCGGGTTGAACCTGCTCACCCGTGATCTCCAGAAGATAGCGGCAGGCATCCAGAAGAACGAACGGGCAGCGGTCAAACTCGCCGGGCAGGCTTACGCCAACGACGTGAAAGCCATTGCGCCCTACAAGACCGGCACCTATCGCCGGTCTATCCATGTGGAGATGAGCACCGAAGGGATCCGCGAGGTTGCCCTTATCGGCACGGACGTTCCGTACGGGCGCCGGCTGGAGTTCGGGTTCATGGATACCGATTCCCTCGGGCGGAAGTATCAGCAGTACCCCCGCCCGCACTGGCGCCCGACATTCGATCACAACCTCATGAAGTACCGGGGGATCATGCTGGCAGCCCTCGAGGGGGGCAACATCAGCGCCGCCGTGGAAGAGTTCAGCGGATACGAGAATGCCGTATCAGGATTACGCCCTGACCTTACAGGAGGCATCTGATGATCGATCCGGTCCTCGCCATCATTACCCGGCTGAAAGCGGATACCGCAGTTGCCAATGTCGTGAGTACCCGCATCTACCGCAGTGCTCTCCCGGCATCCCCCACATTCCCCGCCATCACCGTGTCACGGGTAGACGCCCAACGGCTGAACGCATACCACAACCGGCGGGGCATCGGGCAGAGCCGGGTCCAGTGCACCGCATGGGCTACGAGTGACGGGGCGGCGGATAACCTCTCTGAACTCATCGCTGACAGTCTGAACATGGTCGATAATACCACCCTGTCCCCGGGCGTGTATGTGATCAGGATTGACGACCAGGGGACCGTCCCGGACTATACACCCGACCTGAAATACTGGATGTATCACCGGGACTTTTTGATCATTTACAACAGTTAGGAGGAACGAAACGAAATGACGAATCAGGTAATCACAGGAAGAGGGGTGAACCTTGTCTGCGGCACCAGCGTTTACGGAGAAGTCCAGAACGTCTCCGAAATGATGGCGACCCTCAGCAAGATCGACACCAGCTCACACAACAACGTGTCAGCCGTCAAGACCAGCCGCCCGGGGTTCATCGAGAACTCTGAACTAAGCATTGACCTCGGGTTCACCGGCAGCACCGCACAGACCGCCATCCAGACGGCATTCTATGCCGGCACCGTCAGCACATGGCAGATCGTTGCCCCGTGCAAATCCATCACGCGGGCGTGGACCTTCTCGGGCTACGTCAGCGGGTGCGGGATCCCGAAGTTCGACAAAGACGGCAATGCGTCGCTGAGCTTCAAGGTTCAGCCAACTGGCGCCATCACCGAAGTGTCAACCGCGGTATCCGTCGGTGTTGAAGGTATTGCAGTAATCGATGGCGGTTCAACTGCGCTCACCCTCTCCCCGACATTCGCGGCAACCACTTACGGATACCAGATCACCACCGATCTGGCAGATACCGGCGTTGCGTTCTGCATCAGCGGCACGGGTTCCGGGGAGTCGGTTTACGTCAATAACGTGCTCGCCACTGCCGGCACGACCGGATCGGCTATCACCATCCCGACAACCGCCGGCGAAGTCCTCATGATCCCCGTGGTCAAGTTCTGCACGGCCTGCGTGCCGAAAGTGTACTGGATCGAGGTTACTCACGGGTATGTATGAGGGTTCCCTGAATGCCTGAAGAGTCATTCCCGATAGAGATTGAGGGGGAAACCCTCGCCCTCCGTTTTGAGGATAAGGACGTGCGGGAGATCGAGAAGTCCCTGTCATTGTTCGAGGCGTTCCACCCGACCCGCCGGACCTACGACAACGCCGCTCTTATCCTCTGGCGAGGGTTGCGGCGGGCGAACGATGCCGGCACCCTGACCTATGCGATCCAGCAGGCACCACAGGGCAAGGAACTGGCGTTCCGGACGGTTAAGGCGTTCTGCCAGCAGTTCAGCGGGCCCGCCGGCATGGTGGTGCTCTATGGCTCGTTCCATCGGGCTCTCATCGTGTCCGGGTGGTTCGGGGAACCGAAAGACGAACCCGCGAAACCGGCTGCCGGGGATGACGCACCAAAAAACTAGCCGCGGCCTACGAGAAGGCCAACGAGAAACTGGCGTTCGGGCTCTGCGGGCTCACCCCCGGGCAGTTCGGGAGAATGACACCGGCAGAATTTTACGCAATTGCGCAGGCAAGAATCGAGGCACGGAACGAGGAATGGAGGTTCCTGGACATCTTGAACGGGGTCCAGTGTTCCCTGCTTGCCAATATCAACCGTTCAGCATCAGCATCGCCGTATAGGGCGGAGGATTTCAGGATCATGAAGGACAGGACGAGAGCAGACCCGGACGAACTGGTCAAGAAGATCGGCGCATGGGCGGCAGCCACACGGGGCGAACGCAATGGCTAACGACGGGATTATGCAGTATTTCGCCAAGCTCGGGCTTGATGCGTCCGAGTTCTTGGCCGGTATCAGCAGGTCGCAGGCGGGGATCCTCCAGTTCGCCCGCGACTCTACCGTCGCAATGGCCGGGGTTACCGCCGCAGTTTATGCCGCGTATGCTGCAGTGCAGAAGTATGGGTCGATGGCGGATGAGATCAACGATCTCGCGTATACCACCGGGATGAGCACCGAGAAGATCCAGCAACTCCAGTATGCCGCCACCCTGTCCGGCACGCAGTTCGGCAGTGTCACCCAGGGGATCAACCAGTTCACCCTCTCGATTGCCAAGGCGGGCGACACATCCAGCGAAGCCGGGAAAGCGTTTGCCGAGATGGGGATATCCACTGACGGGAGATCCTACGATCAACTGTTCGAGGATACCGCATACGCCCTTGTGGATATGGAGGACGAGACCCGCCGCAATGAAATGGCGATGACGCTGTATGGCCGGAGCTGGAAGGAACTCCTGCCGCTCATGCAGACGTATATCGAAAAGGCGGCTGAGATCAAGGCCAACCCATTCCTGACGGAAAGCGAACTGCGAGACCTGGAAGAGGCAAAGATATCGCTCGATGCCCTCGCATCCCGGGCAACCATCCTTTCCGGAAAAGGTCTTGCCGATCTCGAAAATGCGTTCAAACGTGCGGCAAACGGGGCGGATATCCTATCAGCAGCGCAGACCCTGAACATCGACAAGATGCGGATCGCGCTCGGGGCAGCCCGGGATCTGGCAGAGGCCGAGAGGATTGCTGCCCGGGAGGACTGGGAGGCGGATAATAAAGAGCTCTTGGACAAGAGCGGGTCCGGTGTAAACTGGGATTACTACAACGGGCAGATGAGGAACCAGAAGCAGGCGCTCGCAACCCAGACCCCCGATCCCCTTGCCGGGCTTACCGGGGAAGATGCCGATATCGCCCTTCTCCGGGACTACAAGATCCCCGCTCTCAAAGAGGCATACACAGACCTTGCTGCAAGCGGGACCGCCTCAAAGCTTCAACTCGCCGAAGCATCCCATGCGGTGATTGATGCCGAGGAGGAGCTGGTCCGGCTCACCTCCGACGAAGTAACCATCCAGGAGGATCTCACATCTGCCACGGACGATCTTGCAGATGCACAGGCCCGGCTGAACGATATCAACAAGGAC